ACTGGCGTGCGAAAGCCCGATACCTACGTCAATACGTACGCCACTGGCTTTCCTTTCCGCATCTCTGAGGATTACTTTACCGACACCGAGATCCCGGACCAAATCAAGCGGGCGCAGATCGAACTTGCTGTTTACCTGAAAAACAACACGGACGGCATCAGCCTAAGCGGCTTGAACGATTACAAGAACGTTCAGATTGGCAGCATCAATGTCACCCCTGACAAGGCTGGTGCTGTTGGTGCTGACCATGTGCCACCGATGTTTGAAAGGTACTTGACGGGTCTTAGAATTAGTGGACCAGGCAACATCGCTATCAAACGGAGCTGACCATGTACGGAGACCTTTCAGGCGGCTTCGAGTTCATCTCTGACACCAACGCCCACACCGGGCGATTCCAGAAGATTTACTTCAAAGAAGACACTGTGATCGCGGCCATCACCGTAAAGAACGCCACTGGCGACAGCTTGGCTGGTGAGACCTTTGTTGCCGACACCTACATCTGCGGCATCATCACCAGCATCACGCTGACCAGCGGTGCCTGCCTCGCTTACAACCTCTGATGGGACTTGCACAGTCGCTCGAAAAAGTTGCTGACAACGTCATTGACGCACTTGGTGCTGACGTGACCATTCGATATGTCACGGCTGGCAGCTACAACACGACGACTGGTGCAGTCACTGAGACGGAAAGCGATACCAACATCAAGGGCGTGGTGCAGAACATCACGCAGAGCGAGGTGAACGAACTGGTGCAGGCCAGTGACAAGCGATTGATTGTCGCGGCTAAGGAGCTTGCTACTGCACCTGAGACAAAGGATCGCGTGGTGATCAGCACCGTCGTCCATCAAATCGTCGAGGTGCAGACGATCGACCACGACAACACGGCAATCACCTATGAGCTTGTGCTGAGGGCGTAACGATGGCGCGTCCCCCGAAGCCCATCAGCGTCAGCCGAAACATCCCTGTTGATCAAATCGGAAATCTGTTTGAACGTCAGCTTGAAAAGCTGGTGTCATCTATGACTGATGAGCTGTTTGTAAAGCTCAGGACAGAAAGCCCCCCGGGACCTGGGACACCGGTTGTCACTGGGACGTTGATCAATTCATGGCGTAAAGAATCGGTTGATCGGTTTACGGGCCGTGTCTACGTCAGCTCGCAACTCAATCCAAACGGATCAAATACGCAGGACTATGCACCCGCAGTGATGTTTGGGGAGTCAATGCCGCCGTCTTGGAAAGGCAAGTATGCGCCAGGCAAAGGCAGCCCGCCAAAGACCACAGGCACTCCCCCGGTCGTTAAGCGTTACCCAGAAAACATCCTGAACGAGATCATTGAAACGCGCCTTTCTAGAATTCTGAGGCGGATAACAGGAGGAGTCTGATGGCTGCGGCAGATCTCAACACCATCAGATCCACGATTGAAGGCCGTTTGGCCACGGAGTTGGCTGGCAGTCCTGTCCTTCCGGTGGTCTTTCACAACATGGCTTATGAGCCAACACCGGGATCGTCATGGGTGCAATGCCAAACGTCTTTCGGAGCCAATGAATACTTGAGTCACGGCTTGACTTCCAGTGGCTACAACAGGATTTTGGGCCAAATGGTGATCAACATCTTTACGCCCAAAGGCACAGGTCCGGGAGCAAATTATGTGATTGGAAAGCGTGTTCGAGACCTTTACAATAAGGTCATCGTGTCGGGGGTTTTCTTCGACGCTCCCACCGGTCCAGAGGTACTGGCTTCGCCAGCCCCCGAGGGCTATTTTCAAACTCAGGTCCGTGTGACCTTTGAATCCATCGAGGAACTCTGACCATGGCCACTATCCGAGGCGAATCCGGCTCAGTTGAATTTGAGACCGGCAGCGGCAGTCTTGCCCAAGTTGTCGGCACTCGCAGCTGGAGTCTGTCAATCACCAAAGAAACCTTGGACACCACTGTCCACGGAAACACTTTTCGGCAGTTTGTTGGCAGCCTTGTAAGTGGCTCCGGCACTGTTGAGTTGGTGTATGACCCCGACGCAACTGGTCAGGCTGGTTTCATTGAGGACATCGTGAAAACTGGCGACGCAGCGGATGCGTCCTTCGAGTTGTTCACCACTGGCAACACAAACGGAACTGATTCGGTTTCGTTTGGTGGAATCATTACTGACATGGAGATCACTTCTACTGTCGGTGAGCTTGTGGTTGTAACTTGCAACTTCATCACTAGCAGCACCATTACTTCTAACCTTGAGTGATAAGGCTATAGTTTGAGTGACAAATGTGTCGCTTAAATGCCTGCTGCAAATCGCACTGTTGACTTGCTGGTTGGGGCTTTTGACCTCAACCAGCGTCGCAAGTTTGAACTGAAGAACGCGGCCGGTGAAAAGGTCGTGGATCTGTTTTTTAAGCCGATCACACGGGCTGATCGCAAGAAGGCTCAGGCTTTGTCAGGCACTGATGAGGCATTGGACATCAGCACGCAGATGCTGTGTCAGATGGCAGAGCTTGAAGATGGCAGCAAAGCCTTTGCGGCGGCTGATGCGGCAAAGCTGCAGCGTCAGCTGCCTGAAAGCGTGCTGAACGAGATTGAACTGTTCTTGTTTGGCATCGGTGAGGACGTCGATATGGACGAGGCAAAAAACGACTGAAGCAGGACAAGTGGACTCTGTTTGAGTTTCACCTGGCCTGCGAGTTGGGGATGACTGTGAGCAGGCTTCGCACGGAATTGACCGATGCGGAGCTTGTGCATTTTGCTGCGTATTACGAGATCAAGCGCGAGGAAGAGGAGAAAGCAATGGATCGCGCCAAGCGCAGTCGGCGGTAGTATTAGGAAACTGGAGGGCCTGCTGTGAATCAATCCTCAACAGTTGACCTGATCGTCAGGTTTTCACAGCCCCTGAAAGCTTTTCGTGCAGTTGATCAGGCAGCAAAAAAAACAAATCAAACCCTTGAAAAGACACAAGACGTTCTCAGGAAAGTCACAGAAGCGTCTAGGGGAGTAAAAGCCAGCGTTGAGGCTACACAACAGAGTCTCCCCAAGCTGTCGCAAGTTCAGGGGGTTCTAGCAGCCAAGGTGAGGAATAGCGAGCAAGCAATGCGCTCGCAAATTAAAGCGTTGCGTGACTTGCAGGTAAGGGTCAAATTTAACGGCAGTCTTTACAACAAGCTTGGCGACGAAATAGCAAAATACGAAACAAAACTCAGGTCAGCCAACAGGACGGCAGAGAACGCAAAAAAAACAAATAATGGGCTTGCTGCTGGTTTGCGGCGGTTGGCTATTGGATTTGGGGCGGCGCGTGCAGCTCAGGCAACTTTGCAGGCTGGCATCAGAAGGGACGAGTCTGAGCGTCGTCTTCGCTTGTTGACACAGCGATTTGGTGAAACGGCTGAAGCGCAGGCAGCAGCCCAACGTGCAGCCGATAAATTCAATCTCAGCCAAACGGAAGCAAACGTTCAGCTTTCGCGTTTGATTGCACGACTGCGCCCCATGGGCCTGTCAATGCAAACTATTGAGACTGCATTTGCTGGCTTCAATACCGCCACGATTCTTGCTGGTGCAACTGCGTCTGAATCCGCTGGTGCGTTCCTGCAGTTGAGTCAGGCTCTTGGTAGTGGCGTGTTGAGAGGGCAAGAACTCAACTCGATCCTTGAGCAAGCTCCTTTGATTGCACAGGCAATCGCTTTAGAAATGGGCGTCACCGTTGGAGCCCTTAAAAAGCTTGGTGAAGAGGGAGAGATCACGAGTGAAATTGTCATTGCTGCGCTCGGACGTGTAGAACGCGAGGGAGCAGGCCAGTTGGCTGATGCCTTAAAAGGCCCTGCTGCGGCAATCAAAGATTTTCAAAACGCTGTTGAAGACGTGCAAGTTGCATTGTCTCGTGAAATTGTGCCAGAAATGGCGGCATCTTTTAGAGAGCTAGCTACGTTAATTGAAAATCTTGACGGTCCAATAAATTATATTGGTGGTTTAATTGCTCAAACTCTTGGCCAGATAAATAGTCTTATCGATCAAGCTACAAAGCCCGCTGCGGTCGCAGCACGGCGAGATATAGAAGCCGGCAGGAATCCTGCAAGCTTCGTAAATGCTTTAACGTTCCGTGATACGCGTAAAGGTGTTAATGAGTTGTTTGGCGCAGAACGCGTACAAGAACTTATTGATACTGCGAATGTTGCCGCTCGTTTTGGAGGAAGAGATAGAGATGAGGCTTTAGTTGAGCTGTTCCAGAAAGAGCTTGGCATGTTTGCAGCGCCGGCCCCGCCTGACAAGACTAAGCCCAAGCCTAAGCCTCGACCCACTGCGCTTTCTAGCGAAGAGAAAAGACGTCTTGAAAAAATTGATCAACAAAGGATTGCAGCTAAAGACAGGTTCTTCCAGTCTCAAGAAGAGCTTGCGATCCTGCGAGAAACTAACAGCGTCGAAAAGATAAGGCTTCAGTTTGCTTCTAAGCGGGCAAAGGTGCAAAGAGATTTTGCCACTTTATTTTCTCAATCCTTGTCAGAGCAAGAAAGAGGCAATCTTGTGGCTGCCCTTAGGGGTGAGCTTGAGCAACTAAGCCTTGAGCAAAACCAAGCCATCACAAATGAAGTTCGCAGTCAGTTTGACGCTGCCATGAAGTTTAATGGTCAGCTCGTAGAACTTATTCCAGAAACAAACAAGCTAAGCGAAGAATTCAAGTCAATGGCTGACACCATAAATAATGAGATTATCACTGGCATTCAAGGAATGATCGAAGGCACCAAAACCTTGGGTCAGGTTGCTAGCAGCATGTTGCGTAAGATTGCCAACCAAATGCTGGAAACCGCAATCATGGGCCAAAAAGGCTCAGGTGGTATTGGCGGAATGTTGTTGAGTGCTGTTGGCTCTTTCTTTGGAGCTGGTGCATCAACTGCTGGCCCCGGTGGTTTCACCATTGGCGAGGCTGCCACCCCGATGACTTCGGGGTTGGATTTTTCAAGTGCCTTCGCAAAAGGTGGACGACCACCAGTCGGCAAAGCTGCGCTTGTTGGCGAACGTGGCCCTGAGCTGTTTGTTCCTGACCGCGCAGGCACGATTATCCCTAACGGTGCAATGGGCAGCACCAGCGTTGTCGTCAACGTTGATGCTTCTGGCACCGAGGTCCAGGGCAACCAAGGCAACGCAGATCAGCTTGGTCGGTTGATTGGGCAGGCAGTGCAGGCAGAATTGATTAAACAGAAGCGGCCTGGTGGTCTGCTTACCCGCTGATGGCTACCTTTCCTTCAATAAACCCGACCTACGGGGCAAGCAAGCGCAGCCAGCCGACTGTGCGAAACGTCCAGTTTGGGGACGGCTATAGCCAGCGTCTGCGCTTTGGGTTGAACACTGACCTAAAGACTTGGAGCCTGAAGTTTGAGGTGTCAGAAACTGACGCGGACACCATTGAAACCTTCCTTGAAGCTCGCGGTGGGGCGGAACACTTTGAGTGGTCGCCACCGGATGATTCAGAGACCTACAAGTGGATTTGCCAAGACTGGTCGAAGTCCATACCGTATTTAAACAGGGCAACAATCACAGCTACGTTCCAAGAAGTCATTGAGCCATGAGCGAAGGCAACGTTTATGAAGAGCTGCTTAGCTCCGGGCCGTTTGCAATTATTGAGCTGTTCCAGTTAAAGACGTTTGAGTCAATGCACGGCTCAGACAATGAATACTATTTTCACGCTGGGCGCAACCGCAAGACGACAGAGCCGACAAACACTGACGATATCGTTAGCGCCTATTCGATTTATTACAACGGCCATACTTACTTGCCGTTGCCTATTGAAGCGACAGGTTTTGAGTTCAAAGGTGATGGCGGCTTGCCTCGCCCCACCATCCGTGTTGCCAACTTAAACAGCAACATCACCCAGCTTTTGCTTGGCGTAAATGAAGTGACGCCAGGCAATGACCTTAACGGCGCACAGGTCACAAGGATCCGCACTCTGAGCCGCTTTCTTGACGGCAGCAACTGGGAGAACGGCGTCAACCCTTACGGCAACCCAAGCACAGACGAAGCGGCGCAAATGCCGCAAGAGATTTACTACATCGATCGCAAGGTTGCTGAGACTCGCGATTTTGTCGAGTTTGAGATGGTGTCGTCGTTGGATCTTGCGAACGCAAGGGCACCGCGACGATTGGTGATGCAAAACCTTTGCCAGTGGAAGTATCGCGGCAAAGAGTGCGGTTATACCGGCACGGCAGATTTCACGCCTATAGGCCAATCAGTTACCTATACGTCTGCTGTTAATTACACCTACACGTCTGGAGCGGACAAGCTGTTGGCTGGCAGTACCTTGGCAGTAGGCGAATCTTTGGTGTCGTCTAACGGGTTCTTCACGGCTGTGATGCAAAGTGATGGCAACTTTGTTACTTACACAAAGCCTGAGCCTGTTACTAAATATGCGAAGTGGGCGACAAATACTATTAACCCGTTGGGTGATTATGTTCTTGTAATGCAGAACGATGGCAACCTTGTTATCTACAACAACGCCTTAGCTCGTAATGATTACGCAGGCGGTTCTGTTATTTGGAACACGGGCACACATCGTGCTGCAACAGCGTCTGGCGCAAGTTTCTATCAGGTTGATGGTGCAAATCAGTTTGTGCCTGCAAACGTATATGGCGGTAGAGCTGGTGCGTTGGGTTATGAGCTAGTTGGTAGCCAACCAAGCTCCGGGCAAGTTGGAAACACAACAACAGCGCAAAAAACATTCAGCCATACCGATCCAGAGCTAGGCGCTCGCACGATCACGGTGACATTCACGCTCCGTGCCAACAACCTGCCTGCTACGCATTACACCGGAGAGCCAAGAGCTTGGAACGAGTACACCGCAGTTGCTTTTAACTCAGCAACTGGTTTGTTCCGTCGTGGCGAGATCTTTGAGGCCAAAGTTTCTTTAGGCAGCGGCAACCCGTTCAGAAACAACCACCCTGTGGCTGGCACGTTGACTGAATCAGGGATTCTTCTGAAAATTGACACCACTGCGTTTACAGGAAAGCAGCTGCGGCTGCAGGATGACGGCAACCTTGTCATTTCAGACACTGACGGCTCAGACATCACTTGGTCGTCTGGCCTTGTAATCAACAGTGAACCGGAAGTAGAGCAGACCATTACTGCTGGTGTTGCTTATCCGCCTGATGTTGTCGGCCAATGCGGTAAGACCTTGGATGACTGCAAGCTGCGGTTTGGCGGCGGAGATTTGCCGTTCGGATCATTCCCAAGCGTTGGTCAAAACAACTGATGCAGGACTGGCAGCAGGTTGCGCTCCAACACGCAAAAGAAGATGCACCGCGTGAGGCTTGCGGTTTGCTGGTCGTCGTCAAAGGACGTCAGCGGTACTGGCCCTGCAAGAACGTCTCAACTGAGGATGACTTTTTCATTCTTGACCCGTTCGACTATGCGACGGCTGAAGACACTGGAACAATTCTTGCCATTGTTCACAGTCACCCTGAAACGCCTGCGGTCGCTAGCGAAGCGGACAAGATGGCGTGCGAACAGTTTGGCTTGCCTTGGCACATCGTCAGTTTGCTAGACGAGCGTTGGTGCAGCATCAAGCCTTCTGGTTATGAAGCACCGCTGGTGGGGCGTGAATGGGTGTGGGGTGTATCTGATTGCTGGACCCTTGTGCGTGATTGGTATCGGCAGACGCTCGGCATCAAGCTGCGGGATTGGCAACGACCTGCAAGTTCAGAGCTGTTCCGCCAGTCTCCGATGTTTGAGGATTGTTTTGCAGACACAGGCTTTGTCGAAACGGATTCTGCTGAGCCCCAAAAAGGTGATCTGCTGTTTATGCGCCTCGATGGTTGTCGCGGCTTAAACCACGTTGCGGTCTATATCGGGGAGGGCAAAATGCTGCATCAACTGCAAGGCAGGCTCTCTTCTCGGGATTACTGGGATGGGTATTGGCAGAAAGTCACGGGTAGAATCGTTAGGTATAGCGGCTGACGGCAGATGCTCCGCACGGTCAAGGTTTACGGGCACTTGGCAGAGCACTGCGGTCAGAGCGTGTTTGAAGCATTGGTGCGCGTCCCTGCTGATGCAATCAAGTTTCTGTTGTGTAATTTTCCAAAGCTACGCAGCTTGATGCGGGACGGTTACTACAAGGTGGCTGTTGGCAAGTTTGACCTGCAGTTAGCGGACCATCCTGAACAGCTGCACTACCCACTGGCTGATGCTGATGTGGTGAAGGTGATTCCTGTTGTGTCTGGTGCGGGCGGGCGTGGTCTTGGCGCGATTCTTGCTGGTGCGGCCTTGATTGGTGTTGCTATTGCCTCTGGGGGCACAGGCTTGTCACTTGGAGCGGCTAGCCAAGGCGGTGTTTTTGGATTCACAGGCG